GTATTAGAAGCAAGACCAATCATTGATGCTTTTCAAAGTGAATTTGACTTACTTTATTCCGAAGAATTTGATCCAAAATTAAGGATGCAAGTTCAAGAAAAATGCAAAAAAAGATATAAATTTGAAGAATTAGTTTTAGTGCTTGGCAGACGTTCGGGTAAGTCATTCCTTGTGTCTGCTATGGCTCTTTATGAATTATATAGATTAATTTCTATGGGCCACCCTCAAGCAAGATATGGCTTGATGGAATTTGATGAAGTTGTTCTTCTCAATGTTGCTCGTAATGAAGAACAGGCTAAAAAAGCGATCTTCTCAAAAATCAAGCAGACAGTTTTAGCTTCTCCATTTTTTGCTCCTTATATTGGCAAAGATACAGAGCTTGAAATGCGATTCTATACTGAACACGATAGAGAAGAGAATGTAAGAAGAAAAGAGCAAAATATCAATCCTTTTGCAGGTTCTTTGGTATTACGATGTGGTTCCAGTAATGCTTCAGGTCTTGTTGGTTTAACTTGTTGGGCAATCATCATGGACGAAGTTGCTGCTATGGCTGGAGACAATCCTGAATCTGGTGTTGACTACGCTCTTTATGATGACTTAAAACCATCTCTTGCTACATTTGGTAAAGATGGAAAAATGATGCTTCTTTCCAACCCTAAAGGTCCTCTTGGCTTGTTATATGATCTTCACGAAAATAGACAAGAAGATCCAACAACTCTTGTAATGAGACTTCCTACTTGGCTTACAAACCCAAACATTGACAAAGAATGGTTGGATGGGCAAAAGAAGAAAGATCCTCAAGAATTTCAGATGCAGTACGGAGCTGAATTTGGTGCTTCATCCTCTGATCCTATGTTTAATTCTGAAGATATAGACAGAATGTTCGCTTCAATGTCTATGGTCAAAAGAAAAGAAATGGCAGAGGGACATTTTGAATATTTTTGCCATCTAGATCCTGCTCGAACTTCAGACTATTATGCGCTTGTAATTGCTCATACTGAAAATATGTATGGTCAAATTGGTCCAGACTTTCAACCATTAAAAAGAGTTGTAATTGATCATATACATTTTTGGAATCCTAGAACTAAAAACCAACCTGTCAAAGAAAGTGAAGTTGAAGATTATGTAATCAATTTGCATAATAAATTTAAATTTAAGCAAGTTTCTATTGATCAATGGAATTCTCAATCATCTCTAATAAAATTGCAATCAAGAAGAGTTCCTATTGTAGAACGTCAATTTAACAAAGAGTATAAAGAAAAAATTTACACTGAATTATCACAGCTTGTTCGTGATGATCGTATTGATATTTACGATTTATCTGGTGGAGAATACAGAGATTTAGATAATAAAACTATATCACTAAACGAAATTCAAGAAGCAAAAATACAATTTCAATTCCTGCAAAAGAAATGGAAAGGCAAAAGATATTATATTGAAGCTCTTTCAGGATATAAAGATGATATTTGTGATGCTGTAGCTGCTGTGGCATATGAATGTCTTACTTCTAAAATTTTGATTAGATTACCAAGATCAAAAATGGTCAATTTAAATAGAAGATAAAGGTAATTATTTTTATTTATAAGAACAATTCATTATGTCTAACAATATCAGAACAGCTCAATTTGGTGGTGTAGGCGGTGGAGGGAATGGTGCTCCATTTCAGCCTGGTGGTAGCCCTATTGGTCGTGGAGGTAGAAATCGTGGTGGCCATGAGATCAACCTTTACGTGGATGAAGACGCCAGTTTTGATAAGTTGTTAAGAAGAACTCACATTGAACCAGACAATCGTGATGTAAATTTAGAGTCGAGACTTACTCCTCAACACAAAAATTATGAAGATTTAATTCCTTATGAATTAACTCCAGAAGAAAGAATGAGAGCTAAATTCAGAGCTCAACTTCACAATTATAAGAAATCTTTAGAAAATGCTGCTAGTGATTTAATTAAGAATAGTCCAGCATATATTAAAGAGCATTATCGCCCCAAAGATGAACATATGATGACTATGGAGCAATCTTTAGAAAATCGCCATAAATATAACAAAGACTTCAAATATCCAAGAGAAGAATACAAAGATCCTGATAAGCCAGAAAGATTACATTTTGCTATTTCTGATAAAGCTATTAATCGTGTAGCAGAAGATTATGAAGTTGCGAGAAGAAACAGGATGACTAAAGAATATCCTGAAGACCGCAATGAGTTTGATGAAGCGCAATTTTCTTATGCGCCAATTGGAAAAACACCAATTCTTATTCACGGTGAAGATTTAGATCAATACGAACAAGATCTAATGAATGTAAACACTCCTGATCATGATGGATTCCAAGAATATAAATTAAAAGATACTATTCTTTCCTATCCTGACCCTGATACAAAGCCAAATATTCACGCTCCTAAAGATATTGCGCCTAAATCAGAAACAACCAAGAATATAAATCCACTCGAAACTATAGAGCAGCAACTTAACCCAAAAAAGAGAGATACAACTTATTTAAATTATGTTGATCCGACAAATAAAGAAGATAAAGGTGTAGAAGAAGTTTTCGATGGTTCAGCTTTTTATGGAATTAGCGGACATAGTTTATAAAGGTAATATTAAGGTTATTTTATAAGAACAAATTATGAACGCAAATTCAATTCAAACAATTATCAGAATCTGTTCAAAATTAGACAAAAAAGGCCATTATTCCAAGGCTGATAATTTGTTTGAGAAGATTGCTCAATATTATCCACAGCAATCAGTTACACAATCGCCAAATGTTTCTTTGGTTCCTTACGAAGAAATTGAAGAAGAAACAAAACAAAATGATTATTGGCGACAGAAAATCAACCCAAGAAAAATTCCAAAAGAATATATGGATTTGGGTGGAGAAGCTGATGGTGCAAATATAGAAGGACAATTACATGGTCCTGACAATGTACCTGGTCCTGCATATGTAGATCCAGGTAATCCAGCATCAAGTCCATCTATGGCAATTCATAGCGGAGAAGACTTGCACGATAAATTTTCCTGGGAAGAAACATATCAGAAAAATGTTGACGAAGGAAATTCTTGGAAAAATAGAATACCAAATAGATAAGGAAGAAAACTATGCCAATACCAATTAAACCAGTTCATTCATTAGACTTACACGCTGAATTATTTGACGGACCATCTATGGAAGGTCTTGGACTTTCAGATATTCAAATTCAACTTCTTGGCGTTTCACAAGCTCCTAAAAAAGCAGAAGCAGCCAAGTTGAGTGAAAGATATTTAGAAATGCTTAAGTCAATCGATGCAAATACAGATGCTTTAGTTACTGCTGCTAGTTATGTTGCTTTGCATAAAGATAGTAAAGTTTGTGGAGTTCCTACTGAAATTTCTGATAATGATCTTTTAGCTATGAAAACTGCTGGATTACTTACAGGTTATGGCAGATCTGTAGAATTGACCGAAAGAGCAAAATTAGCATTACGTGATCATTATTTGAGCATAGATAATGTTAATGAATTTAGAAAGCAAAGAACCAAAGATAGATTTGATCTTGAAGAAGCAAGAAGTGTAAAGGCATCTTCAAATAAATTTAAAAAAGTTGGTTCTTGACTCACTAACGAAGAATTCCGTGATGAATTCGATGTTAGGTTTGTAGCAGATACTGATAAATTACGAACTAAGGGATTGATGCATGCAGAACCTTTGGGAGAATATGAAGTAGCTTATTTTACTTTTGATTATCCTGACTGTTATTCTTTTTGGAATAAGAATGTATCATTTCCACTTTCTTTGGCTTTTTTAGACAAAAATCATAAGATTGTGGACTTTAAGGATATGGAAGCAGATGACCCAAAATCTGTTTCTCCAGATTCTAACAACGTTGTATTTATTGTAGAAGCAAATAAAGGCTTGTTTAAAAAACTAAAGATTGGTATTGGAGACAAATTGCTCTTGAAGGGCAAGAAACTAATTTTGAGTAAAAAAACATAAATAGATGCATTAAAGGAATTTGAGCATTAAATTTAGAAATTTTCTTAATGTATTTTTTCTTGAGGAGAAAAATTAATTATGGCAGATAGAATTTTCCCAAACAGATTTCAAGAAGATCCTCTTGATTCTGACTTGGTTTTCCAAGGAATTGATTGGGACAACTTTAACCAAAGATTAGCTGAAGCCAAAGAGCCTAAAGAGAACAAGGGTCTCAAAGCTCTTATCGACGCTATTGGTGATGAAGAAGTCGATAGATTACAAGGCGAAGATCACGATGATCATGACGCTGAATCTGGGATGGATCACAAATCAGGTATGGGCAAAGAAGCCAAGAAAGGTCTTCCAGAAGGCTTGAGAAAGTGGATGGAAGAGAATGGAAAGGGCAAGAAGTCTGAAGATTCTGATGATGAAGATGAAGATGAAGAAGAAGAAATGGAAGACAAGGGTCCTATGAAGAGAAAGGGTCCTAAAGGCAAGTCTGAAAAGAAAGCTTACCATTTTAATCATGCATCACAATTATCAGCAGAAGCAGTTGAAGCTGCTGTTGCTGCAGGTGATGAGGATCTTAAGGACGCAATCCTTGCTGCTCGCCATGACAGAAGAGTCAGATTGGCAAGCAAAATTGAGCGCCAAGTTCAAGCTCAACAAGAAACTAATGTTAAGCTCGCACAAAGAAGAGCTTACAGAGAAGCATTAGTACAAAAAGTTGCTGAAAAGATGGAAGATGAAAAAGAAGCAGCTATGGACAAAGAGTGCGAAAAGTGTGGCAGCAAATATGCTGGCAAGGGTTGTGAATGTGGAGCAAAGTCAGACATGAAAGAAGCTAAAGCATTCTCATCTGCTGCAAGAAAAGCATTTGCAGCTAAAGCAATTGCAGAAGGGTTCCCAATCGAATATGTCAATGCTAGATTAGGCGAAACTTCAGCTCATGCAGCTGACAAATTATCCGATATCAAGAATGTTCTTGCTTCTGGACTTGAAACCAATGTCAAGGTTGCTGCTGCATCTTCAATGATCAAAGTTGCAACTCTTTCAGATGCAGACTACTCCAGAATTATTGATTACTGGAAGAATGAACTCGGCTATGGTGATCAAGAGTGGATTGATGCACTCTTCACCAAGAAATACGACAAGAAATAATTACATTCCTCAAGAGAAAATAGTCCCAGGGCTCTGCCCTGGGACATTCTTGAAAAGTAAGAGCAGGAAAATAAAACATGAGCAGATTTAGAAAAGTATCAGAAATCGATAGTATTCCAACATTTATGGAAAAGAGATTTATTGGCGCTCAAGTTGAAGTTGAAGAAGATCCATACGCTGAGTTAAAGAGAAATTCAACTGCAAACAGACAATCAATCTCCAAACAAAATATTGGTTTTACAAAAGAAGCAAATAATATTAATAAGTCTTGGGAAAGAATTCAAGGTGCATCAACATATCAAGATTTGAGAGACACCACACTTGAAGATAGAATTCTTGCTCAAGATTTTGGCGCTATTAGAAGAGCTGGTTCACAATTTGATGAAGGCGAAACTGCAAGAACTACTACAAGTGGTTTAAAGGCTTTTTCATCTGATGAATATATGAACGCAATGCTTTCTAGATCAGCATCCATTTTCAATCCAGATATGATTGCAATTTCAGAAGAATTCTTGAATTCACAAGCATCCTCAAGTGAGCAATCAATTGTTGAAAATCAAAGAGCTAGAGAAGCTAAAGCTACTCGCCATAAAGCTTGGGAAGAAAGCCAACTTAATAACTTAAGACAATCTTCTGTGGTTTCTTCAAGAGCACATTCAATCTTAAGAACATCTTCAGACAATGAATTCAATTCAACATTTGGCATGATTGACCCATCTGCTCTGGACAATCGTGAAACCATGAGAATTGCTAATCAAGAGAAGATTAGAAACGAAAGAATGGCAATCAAGAAAAATATCCAAAGTGACATGAACAGCAAATCTCAAATGAGAGCAAAAACTGTTAATGAAATTTATAATAGTATTGATGTAAATTTTGACGATATTGACTAATGAATAAACTGTCTCAAACTGAACCACCTTTAGCATCTAATCCGGCAAATGGAATTAACAATATTCCATTAAATGGTGAAAATGTCGAAGGCGTAACTAAAGAAGAAATGAGACAGTTGATGAATAAAATCAAGTCTAGCAATACTAACTTTGGTGAACTTTCTAACGAAGTCACTCTTGTAGCTGACAAAGTGCAAGATACAAATTTACGACATCAATTAGATAAATTATCTAAAGCACTTTTAATGTCAAATGATAATAGAACAAGAACAAAAGATCCAATTACCAAAGAACTGGATCCAAGCTATTCTGATATAGCAAATAAGATTGAAGAAACTTATTTAGTCGAGGCTAAGAACGTGTACAACAATTCAAAAATCGCACAGGTCAAAAAGAAAAAGAAAACTAGAGGCAATCCATTCCGTGTTTTAATGGGTAAAGTTGGTAAATTACTTGACCACGGAGTTGAAAAAAACGATATTGTTAGATACATTTCTAAACTTAAATACTGGAATAAAGAAACAATCGAACGTGCTGTTGATATCGTAAAAGAATACAACAAAAAACTAGAACAAGGCAAAGACAAAGACGAAAAGCCTGAAAAATCTAAAAAAACCGCAGATACTGTTGATCTTGATAAATTAGTCAAAGAAAAAGAAGATGTTGAAAAAAAGACTAAAGACGTTGAAGAAACTATAGAACTAATCAACGACACTGAAGAAAAAGGAAACAAGAATGCTTCCGTCAAGATTGCAGCATTAAACTATGACGCAAAACCTAACTTTGAAAAGAGATCAACACCTGAATTGATTATGAGAGCTTGCTTCTTAATGGATTTGCAAGATTATTCAAAAACAACCAAACAAGGTGATTTTAAAGACGCTGCTGATAAAAAAGGTGTCACTGAAGAACTTAAGCAAATTAGAGCAGCTCTTACAGACAGAGGTTTTGATAAAGAAGAATTATCAAATTTAGGATTGGGTAAATAATTATGGACAAAGGATATAAAATCAAAGCAACATACGAGACACACGATCCTGAAAAAATTGAAAAGATTTTAGAAAAAAAACCAGAAGTTGGTGGTAATGGATTGCTTCGTATGCTTCAAGACACTTTATCAGGTCTTGGAGATGGAGATTCTATGCCAATGTCTTCTCCATTTCACGTTTTAGGAATGGATGATTTTGGAGATGATCCTGTGATTTCTGCCTTTAAAAATATGGGTGGACCACAACATATTATGAAGATAGTAGCTCTTCCAAAAGAAGAAGCACATCATCATTTACATCAAGCTCTTAACAATTTAAATAATATCAGACTTGCTGAAGAAAGAAACACTCTTCGTTATGCTTATATGGCTATTCAGAATTTCTTAAACAAAGATAATGAAGCCGCTAAAATGGAAAGAGTTGCATACAAGAATAATGATATGTCTTCAGGATACTGGCAAATTGAAACTATCAACACAATTGATAAGCTTAAGAAATTTGCTTCTATTGATAAATTGAAAAAATTAGATAGTGCTAGAAATGTTGTGCTTTCAGGAAACAAAGATGTTTCAATCAAAGTTGCCAATTTTATGCACAAATGGTATTCAGAAATTACTCCTAAAGAAAATAGAAGAGTAGCATATACAACTCTTTCTACACAGGCTAATGAACCATATTTACTCTGCCCTAAAGGTAAATTCCAAGGATTCAAAGCTCCAATTCCTATGGAGATATCAAAATGTCGTGAAAACTGCATTGACTCCAGAGTTGATAAAAGTGGTCATGTAACTTGCGCTTATCAAGATTGGCTAAAAGTTGCATTCCAGTCCCACGATGAAGTAATGGCAAGATTGGATGTTCATAAGCATCCTGACAACGAAGCCAATGCTCTTGAACTTAAAGAAGGCGAAAGATCCAAGAAACTTACTGAAGGTGAGATTGGAATGGAAGCTAGATTTGACAACTCTGATAGAGGCGCAAACAAAATCAGAAACAAACAAAATGTTGATGATTCAATGGAAAAACAATTGTCAGATGCGAAACAATCGAGTTATGGACATCA